TTTGGATGGTGTCAAACTCTGACATCGCTTCGGCATGAACATTTGCAAGCCGCTGGTCTCTGGTCATGCGGGCCAAGTTGCGCGCCTTTCGCTGGATATTTGGGCCGAAGTATACGGCAGGTCGATCCGAATATCAATCACCGTGCCATCGGCATGCTGACGGGGACGAGTCGGGCCTTCGGCTTGTCCTGCTTGGCCACGCGCCGGGCGCCCTCGCAGGCATAGCGCAGCGCGTCGATGACGTGGTTTTCCTTGTCCTCCAGCACAGGCAGAATGCTGCCCGTGTCTCGGTCGGTCTTGTAGCTGTAGAGCGTCAGTTCATCGATGGTGTGCTTGCAGCGCGGATGCACCACGATGTCAAAAGACTTCAGCCATTCGACGCCCTCCTCGACCGACTTCGGCCCCTTGACCGCCGGCATGATCTTCGGAAAGCCGTTCTTGCGCATGTGGCTGATCGTCTCGGGCCGCGCGCTGTCGGCCACCATCGGCCAGCGTTCAGCCTCGGGGATCGTCATGAACAGCGAAGGCGTGTCAACGATCTCGCAGCCCACCTGATAGGCCTCATAGTCGATGTAGAGTTTGCGCCCGATGATGTGGCAGCGGATGCCGACGGTCGGGTCAGTGGCAAAGCCCCAGTCAGCGCCGAGGCGATGGACGGCATCAGGTGGCGCCTCAAAGTCCTCAATTGTCCAGTTCTTGAACACGCGCGTTTCGCTGTTGCGGACGTATTCGCCCTTCCAGACGTGCAGGTATTTGTCTGGATCGCGCCGCTTGTCGTACTCCATTTCGTCTTTGAGAACGTCAGGGAACCACGGGTTTTCGCTATAGTTCACCTCGACGATGACGCTGTCAGGCGGCGGCGTTGGCCCGCGCAGTAGGCCCTCGATCGGGTCGGTGTCGAACCGTGGGTTCCAACTGAACAGCAGTTGCGAGCCAGGCTTACGGATTGTCGGGCGCAGTAGATCCAGCGAGAACTGGCTGATCGATTGCGCCTCCTCGACCCATGCAATGTCGAACCCCTCCAGCGACTTCACGCTGTCGGCTGTGTGGTTCTGCATGCCCTGGAAGATGATGACGCCGCCGTGCGGGCATTTGATCTCGGCCTGCTGCACCTGGAACAGATGACCGACGCCAAGCTCCTCGATCTTGTTCTCGATCAGCTTCTTGACCGACTGCTTCAGCGACTTCTGCACCTCGCGCACGCAGACCACGTCGGTCTTGCGCATCACGCAACGCTCGACGATCCACTCCGCAAAGAAGGTTGACTTGCCAGATCCGCGCCCGCCAAACGCCCCGATATAGCGGGCGCTCTCGCGTTGCAGGATCGGCAGCGCCCAGCGGGGCGTGTGGATGTCTAGGTTCATTGACCGAGATCACGCAGCTTCATTAGCTCTTGGATCTGGTTTTCTGGGATGCCTCGGTTTCTGAGTTGTTGAGGCGTAAGTCCCAATAGGCCTTTTGCAGCCTCTCCTGTCCCTGGGGCGAGACGAAGTCCGTCACCAGTTCCAACTCCCCCAGCAGTTCCTCGTCCGACACCTGGCGGTTCAGTCGGTACAGATCGCTCACCCCCGCGTCTAGCAGATCCTTCTGCCTCTGGGATAAATCCTTCAGGCTCGGCCCGATGACTCGGCGCACCTGCTCCACGAATGCCTGCCGCCGTTGCTGCTCTGTCTGCATTGTTTCCACTCCACCTCATGACGATGACGGGCGGCATGCCCATGCTTTCGTCCCAGCCATCTGACTTCCAAGCGGCCAATAGGTCTTTGTAGGCCTGCTCCCCGTGGTCAGATATATACATTTCTTTGTCAAAGGGAACTCTTCCAGCCTCTTCAAAGCCGAATTTCCGATAGTATTGTGGCAGGAAACCATCAGGGAAACGCTTTGACGGAACAGCGAAAGCGTCAAGAACTGTGACGCCGTCCTCAATCGCCTTTGCCATGACGCTCGGGGCTGCCGTTCCTTTTGCGCCAGGCGCGTTGCTGACCACACCGACCAGAGCCTTATCGCCCGGCATCATTTCAACGCCGGCCCAAGAATAGTCTGGCTTGGCATCCACACCAAAGAACACGTCATCGTCGCCAAGTTGGTAGACGGTGAGATCACCAGTCTTCGCGCCACGCTTGATGTCGTCAGCCGTGTAATTGGTCAGTGCCGGCTTGTACTTGTTGTTGTTGATCGCATCAACAAACGCCTGCGGAGATGCGCCGCCAGACTTCACAGAAACCGTTGTCGGCTTCCACTTGTTGAGCAAAGAGTTCGTCACGATCCTTGTGTCGATCGGCGACAGGCGCATTGCTGACCCAGCGGGGAACTGGTTGCTTTGCGTCTGAAGCAGGCGCTCCAGATCTTGGACCTGCTTGCCAGTGACTTCTTCAACTGGAAGCGACATGTCGAAAGCACGGCGACCACCAGTGTTGAACTCTGGGCCGAATGCGCTGATGTTCTTCTCGCCCCAGAAGGTCGGGAACATTTCAAACGTCGAGATGTTCTGATCAAGAGCGCCGAAAACTCGGCCCCTGATGCCATAGCGATAACTCGGGTGGACGGGCAGACCTTCGGCCAACAGATCGACCGGCGGCGCGCTGAAGTCTGGCTCAATGAACAAGAGCGTGTCACGCGGGTTTGACCCAGCATAACGCGGGTCAACGGTTTCTTGCAGGACGCGGTTGACGTTTGGCATGCCCTGCTCTTGCATGCCCTTGCTGCCGATGATGTCAGCGATCCTGCTACGCTCTTGGAAGCTCGCGCCGCTGATGAACTCTTGCAGGTTGGGGCTTTCAAAGCCTGGGAAACGCTCAAGGCGCGCCAACGCGGGATCACCGCCTGCCGCCGACGTGCGTACACGCGCATCAAGCTCGCCTAATACCTCGGGCTGAATGCGCCCATCCCTAACGTATGCTGACGTTGTCTTGATCAGTGAGTTGATGAAGCTGATGTTCGACTGATGACTTGTTGGGTTCATCGCTGTAACGGCGATCAGATCAGCGCCAGATCCAGCCTTCTTGGTGCCAATGCTCTTGCCCTGGACGGCCCATGCGAGGCCAGCCTGCTGGCTAGATTGCAAGAGAGGATAGCCTGGGCCACCCATCATTGGCTCAGGCACATCGACCTTTGAAGCGTCGATGCCAGTGTAATAGCCACCAGTCCGCGTCAGGTCAGCCACGGTTGGGATGATCCGCGCGCCCTCAAGATCTCTTGGAGTAATGCGCGGGACCTCGGCCAGAGGTGCCTCCTGCATTGCCCTTGCGACCTCATCAAAGGTCAACGGCGGGCGGCCAACGCCGGGGATCGGGTTGCTGTACATCACCGGCACGGGACCGGGCTGGTTGAGGCGGTCAACGATGTCGCGACCAGCCGCACGCATAGTGTCTCCAGCAGCCTGCGTCGTGGGCGAGAACCCCAGCAGCCCCTCCATCATCGCGCTGGCGGCAGGCACACCGATAGCACGCGCTGCTGCGATAGGCGCGGCAATGCCGGCAACTCCTGACGCCATCTCGCCCAAGGATGCGATGCGGTCCCAATAGCTCTGATCGGGCGCCATCATGCGAGATCCAGCACGCATGGCACCACCGATGCCTTCAACTGGGTTGAAGGTCTGGTTTAGAAACCCGAGGCGCTCCTGAACGCCGCTGCCGATGTCGAGGATGCCAGGTGCCGTGCGACGTGGCGCGTTGGTGTCGCCAGGCTCATCTACGCGCACCCACTGACGACCTTCCGGCGCAGGCGGGACTGGGCCAGCATACGGATCATTGCTATCCCAGACGGCCTGCCCTGTTGCCGGATCAATCAGCTTCATGCCTTAGCCCTTCGGATCGATGATGGTTCGCTTGATTTCGACCGGGATGGCGCCGCCGTCCGGGCCGGATACCTCTTGCTTGGTCGCGTCAGAGTAGCCGTGCTTGGACAGCATCATCTTGGTGATCGGCGGATTGAACGTGCCGTCGAGGCCATTATTGAGCAATTCGCGCTCTTGTTTTTGCGCGATTGCCTTGAGGATGTCGGAAAATTCTTTGTCCTTGTCCCGCGCCCAATCGTGGCAGGTGTCACGGTGAATGCCGATTTCGCAGGCCAGACCGGCGATTGACGGCACCTTGTCGCCTGCCTTGATCCAGCCGCCGTTGGCGTATTCCCACGCCTTCTCAACAATCTCTGGACAGTAATCTTTCGGCCTGCCTGCTGGCATATTGCTCACCTCATCTCGGGCGATGCTGCCCGGTCGCCGGGCGCATTCTAACGCTTCACCGCCAAATATGCAAACTGTCCTACGCCCTCGCGCTTGCAGAAGAGGAAGACCAGCTTGTCGGTCTCGGCTCTGGCAGCCGCGTGGCGATGCAGGCCGCCGCAGGTCTGGCCGATCCAGTAGACGATGCGGTCGCCCTTCTGCGCCTCGGCCAGCGCGCGGCAGAAGGCGTCCTTGCTGGTGTCGCCGGTGATGTAGATGGTGCTGCTCATTCCAAGTCCTCCAAGAAATTGAAATCGTCTTCCAGATCCTGCGGCGCGCGTCTGACCGCCTTCACCTCGGCGCCGGGGAATGCCAGCTTCACCGCGTCCACCAGCCCGTTGCGATGCTCATGCAGGGCAACGGCGACCTCACGCATGGTGTGGATCGCGATGCCTGGACGCTTGGCGTAGGCTGCCGGCCATTCCCTGCCATCCTCGATGATACCGTAGACGGTGCCTTCGTATTCGTGTTCCCAGATCATCGGATCGGAAACGGGCCGACCGAGGCTGACGGCTTCGGCGTCCATCGCCGTTAAACCACGCAGACAGATCTCGACCCAAAATTTTGTCTTGTCGGGATCTTGCGCGTCGATGGCGCCGTTCAGGCCAGCCATCGCACGCCCCCACTTCGCGGCGCTCTCGGTCGAGACAAGTTCGGGCAGGCGATCCACGCCCCAGCGTTTGTCCATCTCTCTGACGGCCGCGTCGAAGGGTGCCAGCGCAAGGTCCGCTTTGATCTCATTTGCCGTCGCACCTTTGTGCAGGATGCGGTCGTCTTTTTTCTGGCGTGTTGGTCTCTTGGCCATCGTTGTCGTCCTCTCTGGTTTCCTCACTCTCACCTCACCTCACATAACCAACACCTTCACCTCCTCACCCCTCACCCCCTTTAGGGGGTGGGGTGAGGAGGAAGGGTGTTTTACCTCACCTTTCCTC